GCTTTGCTGTTGAAGGTGCCAAGATTGGTTCGACCCTGCGTATTCGCCTGCCTGATCGCGCTTTGGTGACCGACGGTGCCGCCTTGCAAGTTCAAGACGACAACGAACAGTTCACCACCTTGACCGTGGCCAGCCAAAAGCACATTGGTGTCAACTTCACATCTGCTGAATTGACCATGCAATTGGATGACTTTGCAGAGCGTGTGTTGAAGCCGCGTATCAGCCAGTTGGCCAGTTCCATTGACGCTGACGTCGCTAATGCTTACAAGAGCATCGGTAACACCGTGGGCACTCCTGGCACCACTCCTGCAACTTCTTTGGTGCTGTTGCAAGCCCAACAGAAGCTGAACGAAAACGCCGCTGTGATGAGCCCCCGTTATGCCACCGTCAACCCCGCCGCTAACGCTGGTTTGGTTGAAGGCATGAAAGGTCTGTTCAACCCCACCGACACCATCAGCCGCCAATTCAAAAACGGCATGATGGGCATGGGCGTGTTGGGCTTTGACGAGATCAACATGTCTCAGTCGATCAAGCAGCACACTACTGGCACCCGCGCCGCTACCGGTACCGTCACTGCTGCCGCCGTGACCGCTGAAGGCGCGTCTACCCTGACGTTGACTGTTGGCTCTGGTGAAACCATCACCGTTGGTGACGTGTTCACAATTGCTGACTGCTTTGCTGTGAACCCACAAACCCGTGAATCCACTGGTTCGTTGTTCCAGTTCGTGGCTTTGGCGTCTTCGACCACCAGCACCACTGCTACCGTGACCGTGGCGCCGATGTACTCAGCAACTCACGCTCTGGCTACCATGCTGACCTTGCCTGCTACGGCCAAGGCTGTGGTGTTTGTGGGCGCTGCTTCAACTCAGTATCCCCAGAACTTGGTCTACCACAAGGACGCCATCACGTTCGCTACCGCTGACTTGTTGCTGCCCCAAGGCGTAGACATGGCCGCGCGTGCCGTCCACAATGGCATCAGCTTGCGTGTGGTTCGCCAGTACGACATCAACAACGACCGTATGCCTTGCCGTATTGACGTGTTGTATGGCTTCTCCACCATTCGTCCACAGATGGCCTGCCGCATTTGGGGTTGATTTGAAACGGGGCTTCGGCCCTTTTCTTCGTAACTTTTTTAAAGGAATTTATCATGGCACTCCCTAATGGCGCAGGCGGTTACCAAGTTGGTGACGGCAACCTGACTGAAGCTCAACTCACCGTACAAACTATCCCCGCAACTTTGACCGGCGACACCACTTTAACCGCCGCTCAAGTAGCGGTTGGTTTGGTTGTGTGCAACAAAGGCAGCGATGCCACATTGACCGTAACGTTGCCCACAGCAACGCTGCTCGATGCAGCTGTTCCTAGCGCAAAAATTGGTTCGGCTTTTGAGTTGACAATTTGCAACAACAACAACACCGGCTCATCGTCTACCGTTCCTGTTACCACAGGCACTGGCATCACGATCTTTGGCTCTGTTACCGTCCCACGTTTCGGTGCGCACACGTATCGGTTTGTGAAGACTGGCGACAATGCTTTCTCGGCGTTTTTGAAGTAAACAATGGGGGCTTTGGCCCCCATTTTTAAGGAACATCATGACTTCTAATACCAAACCAATCGGCGTTGCTTTTGAAGACCAAGACATCATCGGGTCTAACTTTGTGATGTCTGGTGGCGAGTTGGGTTACACCGCAGAAGCAAGCGGTACAGTGACTCAATTGACAGACAAGTCTACGCCAGTAACCCTAAACAAGTCTGCTGGCCAGATTACACTGAACGGCGCTTCGTTGGCTAACATCACAAATGTTTCGTTCACTTTGACCAACAGCACAATCAGCGCAAAAGACGTTATTATTCTAAGCGTTTCATCTGGTGCTACCGCTGGTGCATACAACTGCTGGATTTCTAGCAAAACTACCGGAAGTTGCGTAATCACAATTCGCAATCTCTCAGGCGGTGCGCTGGCTGAGGCTTTTGTAATCAACTTTGCAGTTATCCACGTTCAGTAAAACCAACCAGGGGGCTAATCACCCCCTTCTTTTTATGCCCGTTATTTACATGTCGCATGAAGTCCACGGCGCCAAAGTTGCAACGATGGAACTTGAAGCTGTAGAGGACGAAAAAAATGGCTGGACACGCTATACTCTTGACACGCCAATTGATGTTGAAGAGGCGGCTCCACAGGAAGTAAAACGTAGACGTGGCCGTCCTGTTGTTGAGGCGGTCGAACTAGGAGCGTAAAGATGGCCACCTACTCTGCTGCCGATCAGATCAACCGGGCGCTGCGGCTGCTGGGCGTGCTGGCTGAAGGCGAAACGCCAGCGGCATCAGTGTCTGAAGACGCCTTGATGGCGCTCAACCAAATGATTGACTCTTGGAATACCGAGCGTCTGTCTGTCTTTTGCACCATTGACCAGATTGTCAACTGGCCGGTCAGTTCCATTGAAGAAACCCTTGGCCCCACTGGTTCTTTGGTGCGCTTAAACGGCACCGCCGTGCGGCCTGTTTTGGTCGATGACGCCACCTACTTTAAAGACCCCGGTACTGGGGTGTCGTATGGCATCAAGCTGATCAATCAGCAGCAGTACAACGGTATTGCGGTCAAGACTGTGACCTCGACCTTTCCCCAAGTGATGTTCGTCAACAACACGTATCCAGACGTTACGATTAACATCTACCCGCGCCCCACACGTCTGCTGGAGTTCCACTTTGTCAGCGTGCAAGAGCTAAGTCAGCCAGCTAACTTGGCGACCAACATTCTGTTCCCACCTGGGTATCTACGGGCTTTTGTGTACAACTTGGCCATGGAGTTTGCACCTGAGTTTGGCGTCGAGCCTAGCCCCCAAGTGCAGCGCATCGCAATGACCAGCAAGCGCAACTTGAAGCGCATCAACAACCCCGATGACATTATGTCAATGCCGTATTCGCTGATCGCCACCCGTCAACGTTTTAACATTTACGCAGGAAATTACTAACATGGCCACCATTGCAATCACCTCTCTTCCCGCCGCAACTGCCGCCGCCGTTTCTGATGTTTTGCCAATTGTGCAGTCAGGCACAACCAAACAAGTTACCAACGCACTGCTATTTACCAACTCAACATTGGTTGCACCCGCGCTTGGTACGCCCGCCAGTGGCGTTTTAACCAATTGCACAGGTTTGCCGATTGCAACGGGCGTATCTAATTTAGGTACGGGTGTAGCAACATTTTTGGCGACCCCATCAAGTGCAAACTTGTTGGCAGCTTTAACTGACGAAACAGGTACGGGGGCAAATGTATTTGCCAATACGCCCACACTGGTAACACCCATTATCGGCGCGGCCACAGGCACAAGTCTTTCACTAAGTAGCTTCAGCGCCATAAGCGCTGCCGCACCAACCATTGCAAGCGCAACAACAATTGCCCCGACAACACCAATTGTTTTTGTTTCGGGAACAACGGCGGTAGTGACCATCACAGCAGCAGCGCCAATTTCTACTGGTGGCGGTACGATTACATTAATTCCAACCGGCATATTTACATGGACAACGGCGGGAAATATTGCTCTTGCGGGCACAGCGGTGGTTAGTAAGGCATTGACAATGACTTACGACGTCACAACAACTAAGTGGTATCCAAGTTACGTCGCATGAAAACGCCCATCCTTGGTTCGACCTATGTGACCCGCAGCATCAATGCTGCGGATGCCCGCATGGTCAATCTGTTTCCAGAAGTTATCCCCGAAGGCGGTAAAGAGCCGGCATTCTTACAGCGCTGCCCAGGTCTAGCGCTTTTGTCAACGGTGGGCACTGGCCCGGTTCGCGGTTTGTGGGCGTTCTCGCCCAACGATGGCGTGGGCTTTGTGGTGTCAGGCACCCAACTTTACAAGATTGACAACGCTTACGCGGCCACGCTGATTGGCACTGTGGCCGGTACTGGGCCGGTCAGCATGGCCGATAACGGCACGCAACTGTTTATTGCAGCCAACGGCCCCAGCTACATTTACAACGCCACGACCAACGCATTTGGCCAGATCACCGACCCTGATTTTCCCGGCGCGGTGACTGTCTGCTATCTGGACGGCTATTTCGTGTTCAACGAGCCCAATAGCCAAAAGATGTGGGTCACGACCCTTTTGGATGGTACGTCCATTGACCCGCTTGAGTTTGCCAGCACTGAAGGCTCACCTGACGGCCTGCTGGCCGTGGTGTCCAACTTCCGCGAGGTTTGGGCTTTCGGCACAAACTCCATCGAGGTCTGGTACGACTCAGGCGCCACAGACTTCCCCCTGCAACGCATCCAAGGCGCGTTTAACGAGCTTGGTTGCGCAGCCCCCTACTCTATCGCCAAAATGGATAACGGCCTCTTCTGGCTGGGCCGGGATCGCCGGGGCCAAGGCATCGTCTACCGGGCCAACGGGTATCAAGGCCAGCGCATCTCGACCCATGCGGTCGAGTGGCAAATCCAACAGTACAGCGACATGTCGGACGCTATTGCGTACACTTATCAACAGGATGGCCACAGCTTTTACGTGCTGATCTTCCCCACGGCCAACACCACTTGGGTGTACGACGCGGCCACCCAAGCCTGGCACGAACGGGCCGGCTTTGTTGACGGCGCGTTTACCCGTCACCGTAGCAACTGCCAAATGGCGTTCAACAACGAGGTTGTTGTTGGCGACTTTGAAAACGGCAACATTTACGCCTTTGACCTTGACGTGTACGCCGACAATGGACAGATTCAAAAGTGGCTGCGCACCTGGCGGGCGCTGCCTACGGGGCAAAACAACCTCAAGCGCACGGCCCATCACAGCTTGCAATTGGATTGCGAAACGGGCGTAGGGCTAAACCTATACCCTGCATACGACAGCGAAAACATAGACACTGAGTCAGGGTTAAACCTTGTGGCTCAATATGTGCAAACATATTTGGCCACTCAATCAGGCGACATATTGACCACTGAAGCAGGGGACGGTTTTGAACCGCTTGGGCAATACGAGCTATCCGATACTGACATTACAGGCTATGAAATTGTTACCAATTCATACCCTGCCGCACCAGGCTACGAGCCCGAAGCCATGTTGCGTTGGTCAGATGATGGCGGTCACACTTGGTCAAACGAGCATTGGTCGCCGCTTGGCAGGATTGGCGCGTATGGTCACCGAACATTTTGGCGGCGGCTGGGCATGACAGTCAAGTTGCGAGACCGCGTCTATGAGCTGTCCATGACTGACCCGGTCAAAGTGGCCATCATGGGGGCCGAGTTGATCATTAGCCCGACCAATGCCTAGCCCAAACGCAACGCCCACGCCCATTACACCCCCCAGGGTGCCGTTGATCGACCCGCGCACGGGGTTGATTGACCGGGCGTGGTACTTGTTTTTCTTGTCGCTCAACGACGTTGCCACGGGGGTTATTGACGATTCTGGGCTTACGTTTAGTTCCGAATCGTTGCTTGCGTCCTATGACGCCGCGCTTCGTGCGGTCAATCAGGAATTGCAAACGCTGCCGCCTGTTGTTACCTTACCAGTTCCTGACATATTGACCGACTGCTGTTCTGCTTTGGTGTCTCAGATTGCCGAGATGCAAAAGCAGATTGAAGGGTTGCAATCGCAGCCCATTCTTGACATTGGTGCAGTCAACGCATCAATTGCCGCGCTGTCAACCGTGCCAGTGACTGTAGTGGCCGACTTTACAGTGGGCACCAGCAACTGGTACATCAACAATAAGTCAGGCTCAACCTGTACAGTTACCTTACCAACTGCGTCCACATTTCCTGGTAGGTATTTGACCTTCCAAAACTATCAAGCCCAGACGCTGGTGTCAGCGTCGAGCAACGTCGTCCCCCAAGCCGGTGGGGCGGCGGGCACCGCAATCCTCTTGGCAGTTGCAGGCAATTGGGCGACAATGGTGTCTGACGGCACCAATTGGGTCATCATGCAAGCTGCCGCTAATAATTGCCTTTTACTGGAGTAACCCATGACAGTCACCGTCAAAGTCCTTGTTCCCGCCAAGAACGTCGAGAACGCCCAAACAACCCAGTACACGGCTACTGGCGTCACGGCCATCATCGACAAATTCACCGCAACCAATTACAGCGGCAGCGCTGCAACTATCAGCGTCAACTTGGTCACGGTGTCTGGGTCTGCCGGCAACTCCAACTTGATTACCAAGACCAAGACGCTCCAAGCGTCTGAGGTCTATACTTTCCCCGAGTTGGTGGGCCAAGTGCTGGGCATAGGCGACTTCATCAGCACTATTGCAGGCACTGCCACAGCTATCAACATGCGCGTCAGTGGCCGTGAAGTAACCTAAGGAGAGCAGCATGGGATTTTTTCAACAGTTAATAAGCAATCCGGTAGGCACTGTAGCAAATACGGTAAGCAACGTCGTATCCAATCCGGCTGGCGCAATTGGGGATTTGTGGAACACTGGCGGGCGTGATGCGGCAGCGCTTGCTGCGGCTGCGGCGGCTGCATACTACGGCGGCAACTATCTGTTGGGCGGCGGCGCAGGTGCTGGAACCGCAGCCACTAGCGCGGCAGGCGAAACTCTTGCTGGACTTGGAGCAGGCGCCGGCGCTGGAGCTGCTGGCGCTGGAGCCGCAGGTGCAGGTGCGGCGGGTGCCAGCAGTTATTTGCTGCCTGGGGCCATACTTGGCAGTTCTTTGCTTGGTGCTGGTGCAGCACGCGACGCTGCCAATACACAAGCAAATGCACAAGCGCAAGCCAACCAGTTACTGTACGCACAGTACTTGCAACAACGCGCTGATTTAGCCCCATTCACGGGTGCCGGCATAGGCGCTCAAAACAAATTGTTGACTTATCTTGGTTTGCCTGGTGGCACACAAGGCGCGGACTATGGCAAGTACGCCAAAGATTTTGGAATGACCGACTTCACAACTGACCCAGGCTATGCGTTCCGATTGTCGGAAGGCCAGAAGGCGCTGGATCGAAGCGCTGCTGCTAGGGGCGGTTTGATCTCTGGCGGGGCTTTAAAAGCCGCGCAACGCTTTGGGCAAGACTTGGGTAGCCAAGAGTATCAAAGTGCTTTTAACAGGTATCAAACCAATCGCGCCAATCAACTTGCCCCCTTGTCTAGTTTGATGGGTTCCGGCCAAGCAAGCGCGGCGGGCCAAGCTGCTGCTGCGGGTAACTATGGTGCAGCGGCTGGCGCCGGCCTAACCAACATTGGGGCTGCGCAAGCCGCAGGCGGTACGGGAATGGCTAATGCTTTGGCTGGCGGCGTGGGTCAGTATTTGAACTATGCGGGTCAGCAAGATCAGTTGGCGGCCTATAACGCAAGGACTGCGATGGGCCAGTCTATGTATAAGCCCGTTTAAGGAACAACCATGGCTTTTGATCCTTCCATTATTTTAGGCTACAGGGGTGTTGAAATACCCAACCAGTTGGCGCAGTACGCTCAGATGGCGCAAGTTGAAAACGCGCAACAGCAAAATGCTTTGGCACAGTTTCAACTTGGCGCAGCTAGACGTGCAGAGCAAGGCCAAAATGCGCTAGGCCAAGCCTATGGAGCATATTATGGTGGAGGCGGAAGCATGGGCGGAGGCGCAGCCGCTAGTCCGGCGGGCGAAACTCTTGCTGGCATGGGTGCTGGCATGGGTGCAGCGCGTGGAGGAATTAACTATGCCGACATGAGGCAGGCAATTGTTGACCAATTAAGGACAACTGCGCCCAATCTAATTCCTGCTGAACTGGCAAGAATAAATGAGATGGAACAAAAGGCATTGCAGGCTAAAAAAACACTAACCGAAATAGACACGGCGGGGCTAACGCAACAAAAAACAAGACAAGAGTTAGCCACCACTAGAACCGCTCAGTTTCGTGATCAGCTTAGTAAAGTCAATAGTCCAGAAGCCGCCGCGCAATGGACTATTGCAATGTATAACGATCCATATTTAAAAGACACCATTTCTAGCGTTCCCCTTGAAGCAGCATTGGCCGAAATTCCTAAAACGCCGGACGCGTTTAACGTATGGAAAAACCAAAATGCTTTAGGCATGGCTGAGTTTATTAAACAAAATAAACCTACTACCTTTGCCCAAGACACCGGCCCTGGTGGCCGTGTAATGTCCTTTCCTGGGTTGGGTGGTCCAGCCACCGTTGTGCCAGGCAGTGAATTTACAAAAAGCATGACGTTTGCTGACAGAAATGCTGCGGCTCGTTTGGCGTTTGACCAAGGCAAATTTGCATGGGAAAAAGCCAACCCAGGTTTTGAGCTTAAAGAAGCTGAAGACGGCAGCATTGTTGGCGTCAACAAAAGAACATTAGAAGCGTTTCCCGTCACTGTTGGTGGCGCTGCTCCCGCGGCTGCTCCAGCAATGCCTGGGGGCGGTGTGCCTGGTGCAAGACTGCCTGCGCCGGGTGCAGGGCCAGCCGCGCCAGGTATGGCGCCGCCTGCAGCAGGTGCGCCTGGTGTGCCATTGATGGGCAAGGGCACAGCAATGACCGAAACCCAAAGCAATGCAGCTATGTTTGGCGGTGCAATGGCACAGGCACAAAACACCATCAAACAATTGGAAAAGTCAGGCACTGTTAAAAATGCAGTTGTGCCGGGGCTTTTAACTGGATTGGCGCAAATGGTTCCATTTGGTGTTGGCGATGGTATTGGAAATGTTATTCAATCAACATTTAATGCAGACCCAACTGGTTTGATTGGGCCAAATGCAGATCAACAAAAATTAGCACAATCACAATTGGCTTTTGCTACTGCTTATTTGCGCAAAACTTCTGGAGCTGCTTTTGGCGCATCTGAAATATCCAACACAATTAAAGAGTTTTTCCCTTTAATTGGCGAAGGCGAAAAAGTAATTGCACAAAAAGCAGCTGCCAGAGAACGTGCTGTTGAAGGTATGAAAATTTCTACCAATAAAGAAGGTAAAAAATACATTGAAGGTTATGCCGGTGGGGGCGCTCCGGCTGCCGCAGGCCGTGGTGGTGGTATACCCAACGCAACGCCAACCAATCCATTGGGCTTACCAGGACTTTAATCATGGCTACCCTTGCTGAATTCCGCGCACAGTATCCTCAATATGATGCCGTGCCAGACCTTGCTCTGGCCGATTCTTTGCATGAAAAATTTTATGCAAAAATTCCCAAAATGGACTTTTACAAGACTATTGGTTTGGGTTCTGCTGCTGGCATACCGGGCGCTGAAAATGTCATAACTGGTAAAGCAGCGCCTGAAGTGTCTATGCGTGACCGCATTATGGGCGTGATTGAAACGCCAGCCGTTTTGGCCGGCGGTTTGGCATCTAGTATTGCTGCACCTCTTGCCACCATATATGGTGAATTGGCAAATGCAGCTCCTCAAGGTTCTCCGCAAGCGCGTGCTGCTGGTGAAGCAATGGCTGCCAAAGCGCGTCAACAATTTTACCAACCACGCACACAAACATCTAGAGAAATTTTGGGTGCTGTAGGTGAGTTCTTGCAGCCAATTACTGGAGCTTTGCCACCAACTTTAGGGGCTGTTGGGACAAGCATAAACGCTTTGGCGCCTGCCGCTTTAATGCAGGCCGGTGCAGTTGCTCGCCCTGCTATCAGCCAGGCAACCGCACCAGTGCGCAATGTTTTGGCCAATGTGATGACCCGCGAACAGCCAAGTATGGTTGGCATGGGCGCAGCCAGCACTGCTGAAGATTTAATGACTCAAGAGCGTTTGCAACGCTTGGGCATTCCCGCAACACTTGGTGAGCGTACTAAAAACTTGCCTCAACAGCAGTTTGAAGCAGATGTTCGCCGCGGCGTAGTAACCGGCATTTCTGAAGATACCAAAACTAAATTGGCTGAACAAATGAGGGCATTTGAAACCAATAAGCAAAAAGCCATTGTTCAAAACTTTGAGCGCATGACCGCAGAAGTTGGCGCTGAAGTAGCTGACCCTAGTCAAATGCGTGCTGTTGGCAAGATTGTTGACAAAACGCTTAATGACGAATACACCAAAAAGTATGACGCATATAAGGCTTTGTACGCCAAAGCAGACAATGCCGGCGAGACATTGCAACAAGTGCCATATAAAAGCCTGATTGACTATATCAATACCAAAACGCCAACACAGCGAAAAACATTAGACCCAATTTTGGATTCTGTGGCTGAATCTTTAAAAATGAACGATCCGCAAGGCATTGGCACAATTTCTGTGCGTGCGCTTGAAGACATTTACCAACAAATTGGCACGGTTAAAGATTCGGCAAACGCCAAACCTATGAAAAATATCATTACCCAAATGGGTGAAGGTGCTGGCGGTGAGCTGTATCAGAAAGCGCGTCAATCTAGAGCGCAGTTGGCTAAAGAATTTGATGATGTCTATCGCGTTGACAAGTTGCTTGGCACAAAGGCCGGCTATGCTGATCGCCAGGTGGCGCTTGATGATGTGTTTAAGTATGTGGTGCTTGACGGCTCATTGGAAGAAATGCGCACGGTCACAAAGTTGCTTAAAAAGGCCGGACCAGAAGGTCAGCAGGCTTACAAAGAATTGCAAGGTCAAACAATTCAGCACATGAAAGACATGCTCACAAAGAGTGACCAGCCTTCTTTCAGAAACCTTAACACATTAATCAATCAACTGGATGCTGAAGACAAACTGGTTTACATGTTTGGCAAAACAGGCCGCAATGAAATTATGGACTTGCGTGATGCTGTCAAGGACGTGCTTGTCAAACAACCTGGTGCCGTGAACTACAGCAATACCGCCGGCGCTGTTTTGCGTGGCCTTGAGGCTTTGCAAACTTTAAGATTTCCTGGGGCTAAATCAGCCGCTGAAGTTGCCCGTACTCGCCAAATTACCAAGCAAGTTGAAAAGGCTTTAGAGCAACCCAACCAGTTGGCGCCCAAACAACCAAACCAAAACAACTTAAAACCGCCGTACTTTGAGGTTCGCGGTGTGGGATCAACAGGCGAATGATGGACTACCAAATACTCTTCAACATCGCCGTGGCCATCGCCGGGTTCTTCGGTGGGTGGACGCTCAACCGCATCTACATCGCCATCGACCGGCTTGACAACGACGTGCGCAGCATGCCGCACGACTACGTGAGCCGCGACGACTACAAAGCCGACATCCGCGACGTCCGCGACATGCTGGGTAAGATTTTCGACAAGCTCGACAACAAAGCCGACAAATGATTGACCTCACCAAAGCCATTGGCGCGGTCGCCGCAAGCGTTGCCGCACTGGGCGGCAGTTACACGCTGGCCGACAAGTTTGGTTGGTTTGATAGGGCCATTCTTGAATGGTCACCAGAGCATTTCAAGATCGTGGCAGAAGCTGGCCAGCCCATCAACGTCACCGTTGCACGAATAAAAAAACGGGATGATTGTTCTGTTGAAAGTTTTACGCCAAGCATTCGGGACGCAGCGGGGATGGTGCATGAAGCCACCACCACCGCCAGCCGATTCAGCGGCCCAGCAGGCCCAGAGATCGACACGTTTACGTACCAACTCACCATGGTGAGAAAAGAGAAGATTGCTGAAGGCAAGGCAACCTTGCTGGCAACCATCAAATACAAATGCCCCGAGGGCGAGCGCGTTGTGCAATACCCCCGTCATGCCAATCTTAGTTTTGAACTGAAAGGTTAAAAATGCTGACCCTGTTCTCCAGCCTAATCAGCTTCTTGATGGGCGGGCTCCCAAAAATCCTTGAGCTATTCCAAGACCGCGCTGACAAGAAGCATGAGCTGGCGCTGGCTGCTATGCAGACCGAGCGTGAACTGACGCTAAAGAAAGCGGGCTTGGAAACGCAAGAGCGCATCGAGCACATCCAGACCGAGCAGATTCAGATCAACGCCGAAGTCACCAACAACCAAACGGCCATGCAGGAGCGCCAGGCGCTTTATGCGCACGACATCGCGCTGGGCCAAGGCGCCAGCATTTGGGTGACCAACATGCGCGCAGCAACCCGCTCAGTGATCACCTACGGCATGTTCATCATGTTCATGTTCGTCGAGGTCTTTGGCTTTTACTACGCCTGGCACACAGACGTTGCCTTTGATGTGGCGCTCAATCACCTGTGGGACGATGAGACCCAGATCATCTGGGCGTGTATTGTTTCGTTCTGGTTTGGTGGCCAAGCGTTTAAGTCGAAATGAACGTCAGCGCTGATGCGATCAAGATGATCCAGCACCACGAGGGCATTCGGTACAAACCGTATCGGTGCCCAGCACAGCTTTGGACAATAGGAGTCGGACATGTTTTATACCCAGATCAAGCAAAAATTCCAATCGATCAAAGAGGCGCTTACCCGCTTCGCCCAGAAGACAATCGCACGTTTTCAAAAGACGAAGTAAATGGAATTCTTAGAAGCGATCTCCAGCGCTTTGAGCGCGGCGTGGGGCAACTCATTCCCGTGGCCCTTACCCAAGGCCAATTCGATGCTTGCGTCAGCTTTGCTTTCAATGTTGGTCTGGGAACGCTACAGCGCAGCACCTTCCGTCAGAAGGTTCTTCGCGGGGAAAAAGACGCGGCCATAGCGTCGCTGTTGCAGTACTGCAAAGCCGGCGGCAAAGTGCTCCGAGGGCTTGAAAACCGCCGCAAAGACGAAGCTGCGCTGTTCATGTCCTGAACATTTGCTTCTTCTTGAAGAAGTACCGGATCACCTGATAGTCCACGCCAAAGCGCTTGGCAATCTCCTTCTTGGTGACGCCTTGGTTCCACAGCGTTATGGCCCTGGACTCGCTGATCGGTGTGGGCTTGCGCCCGCTGCCTGGTCTGGCGCCGCCTCTAGTCTTCATTGAGCGCCATCCAGACCATGACGCAAACGCCGCCGATGGCCAGCGCAATGCCAAGGAACCCCAAAGCAAAGATAGTGATGATTGTCTCGATCATGTCTTCTCCTTAATGTCGTAAAACCAATCGTCGCCTGCGCTCCACTTGCGTGTGCCGTCCACAGTCCACAGGCGCTGCGCCGCTTGGAAGTCAGGGAACTTTGTCTCAGCAGGTATCAGGCTCTGGTCATACCACAGGCATCGATTGTTGGGCTGGCAGGCAAACTGGCCGTTGTCCAACTGAATCCAGTTGAAGCTCTTGTGCTCTTCGGCCTGCTCGGTAAAGCCCGTGTCAAGTGTCATTTCGTCAGCGCAGAAGTCCACGGTGAACAAGTACCGCCCAAAGTGCCACTGCTTGTCTTTGCCCAAGAACTTAACGCCCAAGTTACGCAAGCCGATCTTTTCAATGACGGTGAACCGATACCCCATGCAGTCCCACAATTGAAGCGTGTCAATGGGCAAGTCGCCATGGTCTTCTTTCCATACATAGGCGTGGATAGGCAGCTTGTCGTACAGCGCACCATACGCAGGCAAAAGGGACTCAATGCGGAACACTTGGCCCCGCAGCGCCTTGAGGCTGACCCAGATGGCAGGCTCCAGTTCGCCTTGCCCTTTGTGGTCGTTGTACAAGAACTCACGCTTCACAAAGCATTTAATGGGTGGCAACGATGCCACGATGTAACTCATTTCAACATCTCCCGGTATGCGTTAATGGCGGTTTTCAAATCGTTTTGCAACTGCTGGATGCGGTCATCTTGCTCTTGCATCTTGGCGTAAGCCTCTGCGGCAAATTTGGCCAGGTTCTCTTGAGTCCATGTGTCAAATGCTGGCATGGCTTACCTCACTCGGCGCAACGGTTTGATTTCAATAAATTTCTCTGGCGGGGGCGGGGGCAAATTCGTGCTGGGCGGTACCCAGCCTTGCTTGCGCCAAGTCTCCTGCACGTCAGCACCTGTTGTCCACTTGTAGCGCGGGTCGTCGGCGTTAATCCAAGGTCGGGTAATCTTGGTGCCTGGAGGTGGTGTCCAATCGCTCATTGTTGTCTCCTTAATTAAGGTGTTGGCATTCTAGCGTATTGCTAGAAGGGTATCTCGTCCCATGTCCAGTGCTCACAATCAACGGGGCCATGCAACCATTCAGCCGGTGGCTGGGCATTAAATTTTTCGCATTTATTGCCAGATTTCAAGTGTTCACAACCCAAGCAAGTGATCTGGATAGATTCAATGTCCTTAAGTTGCCGTTTCAAATGTGTTTTGATAGCGTTCAATTCAATCAAATTCATATTCTTTTACCTCTGTAAATTTGCCGTTCTTACGAGTTGCAATGCGGCGGGGTTTTCGCAAATAGTCTGGCCGTTCAGTTATTACAACTTCAATGGCTCGAGCAACCGAATTGGGATAACTGTTGTCTAAGCTGCGCTGCAGCCACCAAGACACGGCCTTTTGGCTGGCGTAACCAGTATGGTCAAAGCACACCCACTCGCTAGCGCACTGCAAAATACCGCTGTAATAATCAACCCTCATGCTGTCAGGCTTACCAGGTTTTCGGTGCAGTTTGTAATCAACCCTTGTCACGTCATGCCAGGTGACGGTTGACTGCACCTGGGCCGACAACAGCGCGGCCAAGGACACCTTGGCGTCCATAGGCTTGGCCTCTTCCTCGCGGATCGTGGCGCCACAGGCGGTGCAAATCAGCGCCATGGGGGCGTTGCGCTCACCGCACTCAGGGCAGATGCTATACGGCCCCTCTTGGTCGGTGTTGCGCTTGATCCTGGCTCGGCCCTTGATGATGTCCACCGGCCCCAGGCGCTCTACGGTGTCGGTGAAATCAAGCACCAGGCAGTCAGTCTTGCCGTCAGCAATGCGGGTGCCGCGGCCCATGCCCTGGACGTACAGCACCGGCGACTTGGTCGGCCTGCACCAGATAATGCAGTCCACGTCAGGCACGTCAAAACCAACAGATAGGGCCAGCACAGTGACCAGGCAGTCAATGTGCCCGTCGCGGAAGTCTTGGATTAAATCCTGGCGCTCCTGTTTGGGGGTTTCCCCACACACTAAATCGGCTTTGATGTCCAGTTGGTTTAGGTAATTTGTAAGGCTTTCAGCGTTCCTGACACTTGGGGTGAAAGCAATCCATTTGCGGCGCTTGGCGGCCAATTTAACGGCTTCCCTGGCCACTTCCCTCAAGTAGCCTTCCACCACGTCGGACAGTTCGCCAATTTTATAGTCGCCATTGGCAATGCCAACTTTGCTGGCATCAATGCGGGTGGCCATGCGTTCAGTCGGCGGGACCAGGGGCGCAATAAACTTTTGCTGCAGCAGCTCTTGCATGGTGACCCTGCTGGCAGTGCCGGTAAACAGCGGATCATCACCGTCGGTCAGCCAAACCTGGTTGCCCCTAAACGGGGTGGCGGTCATGCCCACGGTCCTGTATTTGCAAATCTCACCCAGCTTGGCCAGAAATGTGCGGTACATGCCCTGGGCCTTGGTGTCCACTAGGTGGGCCTCATCAATGATCACGGCCTTGATGTCGCCAAGCAAGTGCGCTGACTTGTGGATGCTGCCAATGGTGGCCACAATCACGTCGGCATGGTGCTGCTTCTTGCCCAGGCTTGCGCTGACAAAGCCAACGTAGATTTCGCCCGGCAACAGTGCCTGCAGCTTAGAGGCGTTTTGCTCCGCGAGCTCCTTGCTGGGCACCAAGACCACCGTGCGAGGCCGGTAGTCTGGCCACTGCTCCCACATCTGGCGCACGATTTCGGCGCAGATTACCGACTTGCCGGCAGCGGTCGGCAGCACCAACAGCGGTATGTCGTCGCTTGCCTGGTGCTTGGTCCACCAGGCAAACAGGTTTTCTACCGATCTAGATTGATAGTCACGAAGGATCATTTTCCCTGGCCTTAATCATGTCGTCAGCAATGGCATATGCACTTTTGACCGCTGTTTTGCGGTCACCGTTGGAGAGCAAACCAGTTAAGGCTGCAGCGGCCAAGTAGTCCCGCAGGGTAATCTCTTGGATGGGTGGCGGGGTATTCATACAAATTTTCCTAAATGTTGTTTGCGCAGGTTTATGCACTGCTCGTCAACCAGCATTGACTTGTCAGCGCAGGCATGGATTTCTTGGCTGGCAATATGGTCTGGGTTCTTTGCTGGGTTGCCGTTGACAAAGCGTTTCTTGTCGGCCATCTCATACACAACCCCGTCGCTATCCATGTCCACCGGGTGCGCGGTCTTGGCAAGCAATATAGGTATGTACCTGTGGTCATCGCAGCCGGTGCGCTGCTTAGATGTTGGCAGGTCTTGGCCGTGCGCGGAGCACGTCCAGCGGCCATAGCCATCGAGCTCGGGCGTGGCGTGGGCGCATGACCTGCAGCTCATCTTTGGCACGTCAGTGCCGTGGCAGATGCTGTGGTAGTCGCAGAACTTGCACTCATACCAGGTCGGGTCGGTGCTGATCCCCACCGGCGGCTCGGTGGCCGTGATGATTGTCAGCGCCTTGTCAATGATGGCCTGGACCTCAGCGGCGTCATATTCAATGCGCTCGGTGTAGATGTCGTCGTTATCCTTGTTGACCACGATATAGATGGCGCGTTGGCAACCATCATCTTGGAATTCTGCAATAGACCAGTGCATATATGATTGCATCTGCGCCCAGTGCTCGGGTTTGGCTTTCTTTACGCCAGATTTTTGCATCTCCCTAAAATACTTGTCCGACGCCGTCTTGATTTCCAATATGTGCGGCGACTTTGGCGCTTGGGGCAGGCCGGTCACGATCCCATCACAGTTGCCCTGGAAGTGGTGCCCGGTTGCCGGCTCACTCCAACCAAACTGCTTGCCGGTGCTGGGGTTTGCGTCATAGACCGTGCAGCCAATGCCCTTGAGATCGGCATAGACCCTTGGCTCTTGCAAGTGGCCGGACTGAAAAACCCGGTACAGACGGCCAGAAAACTCTGCCGGCTTAGACCAGCGAAAAGAATACCAGTGTTGGCGCAAGCAGGGCTTGCCAATGGCACTGGCGCCAAGGTAAGGGCGCTGGGACTCGGCGCCATACTTTGCCTTGTAATGGGCAAAGATGGCGTCGGCCACAGGGTCCACAACAGCTTGTGGGACTGCGGCCATGTTTTACTTCCTAGCCCAGGCGGGGGTCTTGGATGCCGCGGGGGGAGCGGTGGGAGCTGCAGCTTCAGCAGGGGCCGGCACAAACGATGGAGCAGCTCCACCAGCGGACTCATAACCCTTGATGTTGTTGCTTGCCTGGTACTGGCCCTGGGCCTCGCGCACGGTCACCTTGATCTTGACCGGCTTAAAGTGCAGAGCTGCAGTGTCTTCCAATTTGATCACGTTGACGGCATGGCAAAGGGCTGAGAGCTGGCTTTGCGCAATGCGCTGGGTTTCCTCGCTGGTGTGTTGGATGTTGAGGTTTTCCCAGACTTTGCGGTTTTTGTAGGGGCCGTCTAAAATCTCAAAGGTCATCTTCAAACCAGTGCCGTTGCCGGACTTCAATGGGCCAACATCAGACTCGGTGCAATGAGCCAGATAAACGCCGGCAGGGATTGGGCCGGTGGATGCTTGGGGTGCGACGGTGGATGCGTCAAAAGAAAAGTGTGCCATTTTGTGTTTCCTAAAGGTTGATGGTTGGATTGAGGATCAGGACTGCGCTGCGGTCAACGAGGCCTGGAATGCAGCCCAATCAAGCTGCATATTGGTGAGGCCAAAGCGGTTACCACCGCAATGAGCCGGATGAGGTTCGACGTGCAAAATGCGTTCGCCAGTGGTGGTGGCTTTGGTTTCTTTGTTGCCAAAGCCTGCGTCGGTCTTGCTGGTGAAGATGCGATACCCAGCATAGCCCACCACATCGGCCCACTCAAGCACCAGGCCGGCAGCGCGGTCATGGAGCTTTAAGACGTGCGAGTCATAGCCCTCGGTCAAGGGGTCTTCAATGCGCTTGATCTTGTCATGCGCAATCAATATGATGCCCATGCTCTTTTGGGCGCGGAGCACTTCCAGGCCAGACAACAGGTTGCGCCACTCCTCGGCTGCAGCCACATAGCCCTTGCCAAAGCCAGGCGCCTCAATGTTCTTCCAATTGTTTTGCTTGCACACATAGTCTTGGACCATGGGCTCGAGCCAATCCAGCGAGTCGATAAACAGCGTCTTAAAGTCATGCTCGCTGCTGATCAAGGTCTCAATGGCTGCGTAAACCTCGGCCAGGCTTGACGCCAAGGGAAAAGCGTTGGCATCAACAGCGTCGGCGCCGTCTTCAGTCAAGATGCCAATGGCGTTGGGCGCCATGGCTGCAAAGGTTGTCTTGCCGATCTTGCCCTGGCCAACAATAACGATTTTTGGAGCGCGGACTCGGCGGGTCTTGGATATGGACTTAAGGTCAAACATTTTCGTCTTTCAAAGTGATAGATGGTTTTGCGGGTTTGCTGGTGATGAATTGGGCGGCTGCAGAGTAAGCCACCGGGTCCAGTTCGGACAAGGCTCGGAGGTTTTTCAGTTCCACGTCAGCCTTCCAGCGAAATGCTCGCTGGGCGTTGACCGGCAACTGGTCATAAGCTGCAGTCAACTTGTCGGTGTCAACCGTGCGGTTGAGCTTCCAAGTGATGCTGAATTCTTCATCGTTGTGGGTGCCTTCGCCAGATGCGGGTTTTGCAAACAGGGCGACCATCTTAGCCTCAATGGCCAGGCGGTCCTGTTTGGCTGCATCTTCAACGGCCTTGGCCACTTTGAGGGCGGCGGTGAGTTCAGTGATTGTCATTCCATTGCTCCTTCTTCATAAGCATCAATTGCATCGCCGCTTTGCGGGCCACCAGGCAAAACAATAGGCGACACCCAACGGTCGCCCACCAATCGCTTGCTGCGCACGTATTTGGCCATCTGCGCGTCAGTTAACTGGCCGTATTGCGGCGCCACATACGGGTCAGGCGGTATGTCAAACTTTGTCCCCTCGGGCAATGAGTTCCATTTCTCAACGATTGCCAGCGCGGTTTCTTTGTCTGTAAATTTAGCGCCGCGTTTTGATTTAAACGACAGCGTGTTAAATGCATTGTTGGCCACAAACCACCATCTGTCTGGGTTCTTATCATCTGCAGGCCGCGCTTCATAGGGCGGGTACAACACGCCGCCAGACGGCGCAGCGTCTTCAACACTGGTGCCTATGAAACTGGCCTCTGCAACGTTAGTTAATCCATTCATCAATTTACTCCTTTGTGTATTTAAGGGCGGCGGCTTCAAGGTCATCCACCAGGTATTGCAAAAGCAGATGGCCAATGTCAACGTCACCAAGGTAAGCGTTAACAAGCACACATTCTGCAACTCGGTCAGGCTCATAGAGCAAGCCCATGGAGTCGGTTGACCCAAACTCGGCGGGGATGTAATCAAAAAAACAGGTTAACTCAACACCTTCACAATCAAGGTTGACCTCAAGCAACCCATCGGGGCACGGCGGTGAAATGCTCATGGTTGTGTGCTCCAAGCTGCCACCAGTGCAGCGGCGTTATAAGGGATAGGGGTAACGGTGGACAAGTACAGACCCTTACCGCGGAGCTTGCGGCCCCAGTCGTCTGTGGCCTTGGTGTTGCACAGTTCACGGCGCCTGACGGCGTTGTAGACCTGGTGCAGGGTAAAGCCAGCGTTAACCAGTTCTTCCATGGTGCGCGGCTCTTGGCAGAAATCTTGGAGTTCGGTCATGCTTGCCTCGCTTTCAGCATTGCGTCTGCTACGAGGTAGGCGCATTTTGCGTAGTAAGCATCTGTGGCATTACTGCCATCTGGCGTACCTCTTGGGCTTGCAATTAAACCTTGCAGAACAAGACCAGCAAACCAGTCACGCAGTGTCATGCCTGTTTGGTCTGTTCTGTTGGGGTTGGGGAATGCGTTCATGATGACCACCATGCGACCAACAGGGCAGCCAGGCCAACACCAATGGCGGTGGCAATAAAAATGTCAAGAAGTTTTTGTTTCATGTTTTGCTTTCGGGGTTGTGCGGGGCCGTGGCCCCGGTTGGTTTACTTGCGCTCAACGGTGCCGACGAGGTTGCCGTCCATGATCTGGAACAAAACGGCCTTGGCGACGTTGAGGGTTTGGCGAGCGCGTTCAGTGTCGCCAACTGACATCAATTCTTGAGCGTCTGACATCAGGCCGGCAACCACCATGTTGGCGCCGGTGAATTTATAGGTGATGGAATCTTTGACTGACTCAATGTAAAAGTCAATATCTGCAAAGCCGTACATGGATTCGTTGCGGCTGGTTTGTGTTGCGTTTGTCATTTCATTTACTCCTGTTTGGCCATGATTGGCGTGATGGTCAGAGAACCTATTTCCCTGCCCATGACCAGAATTCTAGCAAAAAACTAGACCAAACAAGCATACCGCTAGATTATTTTTAATCTTTAAACCCTAATAGGGTTACCACTTATCTTTAGGCGTTAGAGCGCGGTGCTAGACTCAGTGCCCTATGAACACACAAATCGCACCAGATGAGCGCCGAGCACTGGCAGAAAAAGTCGGCATGAATGAACAGTACCTATACCAGTGCCTGAGTGGGCGTCGAGAGATGTCTGCCTGGGAGGCTGTGCGCATAGAGCAAGAGAGTGGGGGCAAGATCACTCGCAAGATGCTGTGCCAGGGCAGTTGGAAGTCCATATGGCCAGAGTTGGTGGAGGCACAAGCATGAGCAGTTTATCGAGCATTTTTCCCAATGGCTTTGCAGTGGCCACAGAGTCGCAAGATTTGGTTAACCCTGTTGAGGGCTTTCGCCGGCACTGTGAGGTGTCCGGCCTGGTGATCAAGGAGTTGATTGCTGATGGTGAGATACACCGGGTGCCCCATATATCAAGCAAGAAGGGTGCGGTGGACGGTTGGTACATTTTGCACACTGGGGGCAAGATTCCTGTGGGTGTGTGTGGCTGCTGGAAAGAGCCAACGTTTGAGTCCAAGTGGGTGGCAGAAACTGGACGGTCAATGACGTTCAGCGAGCGACTCGAGCATGACAAGTGGGTGGCAGAGTTTAAGGCCAAGCGCGAAGCTGAAAAGAGTGCCTCGCAGGCGGTAGCTGCAGAGAAGGCTGAAGAGGAGGTCGGGACGTACACAGATGCCAGTGCTGACCATCCATACCTGGTCAGAAAGCGCATTGGACCTTATGGGATCAAGATTGACCGGGCTGGGCGCCTGGTGGTGCCGGTGATCAGCCAGGCCGGGGAGATACTGAGCTACCAAACCATTGACGCGGACGGGAACAAACGGTTTTTAAAGGGCGGCAAGATTGAGGGTGGGTTCTACGAGTTGCGTGGGAATCGGAAGGTGATCTTTGTTGGCGAAGGGTTTGCCACTTGCGCGAGCATTCATGAAGCGACGGGGTACACGGTGTTGGTGGCGTTTGATTGTGGCAACTTAGCCAAGGTGGCCAAGAGCGCGAAAGAGATGTTTCCTGGGGCCAGGATCGTGATTGGTGCTGACAATGACCAGTTCACAGAGGGCAACCCTGGGGTGACAAAGGGTCGGGCCGCGGCGTCGCTTGTATTTGGCGAGATCGTTTATCCAAACTTTGCGGAGTCTGACTTGCCATCCAAACCAACAGACTTTAATGACCTGCACTGCCTGCAGGGTTTGGAAGCAGTAAAAGACCAGATTGAGCGCGTGGCCGGACCAGTTAAGGATAAGCTGGCGTTTGAGTTCTCCAGAGCAGACAGCCTGCAACTCACGCAAATCAAGTGGATCGTGGATGATTACATTGAGGGCGACAGCTTGGCCCAGGTGTTTGGTGACCCAGGCGGTGGCAAGAGCTTTGTGTCCATCGACATCGCCTGCTGTGTGGCCACCGGCGTTCCATGGCACGGGCACCAGGTGCAGCAGGGCGCGGTGTTTTACATTGCTGGTGAGGGACACAACGGGTTGGCCAGGCGATTTAAGGCGTGGGAGTTGGGCAACGGCATCAGCCTAGCCGGCGTGCCGTTATACAAAAGCCACCGGGCGGCACAGTTGTACGACAGCACCGAAGCGGCCATTGTGGCTGAGTCGGTCAAGCAGCTCAGTGCAGATGCCGGGTGCTTACCCAGCATGATCATCATCGACACCGTGGCCAGGAACATGGGGGGCGACGAGAACAGCACCCAGGACATGAATGCCTTCATCCAGCACCTGGACACATACCTGCGCCAACCATGGAAGTGTTGCGTGCTAGTTGTCCACCACTCAGGCGCCATGGACAAGGAGCGCAGCCGGGGATCAACGGCCCTGCGCGGTGCCCTGGATGCCGAGTACAAGGTGGCGTTGGACTCAGGCTCTAAGACCATCCAGTTTGAGTCCAAGAAGATGAAGGACGCTGAAATGCCCGCGGCCAAGAATTTTCAGATTACTCAGATCGACCTGCCGATCCTGGACAAGCACAACCTGGCGGTCAAGGGCGCGTATCTCACCAGCGTTGACATCAGCGGCCTGGTCAGCCAGGTCCAAAAGAAGACGTACCTGTCACCAAACCAAAAGCGGGTCATGGAGTGCCTGGTCATGCTCGAGCTCAAACGGGCGACCGATCAACAGACCAGTGCAGTCAATTACGACGAATGGCGGGAGTCGGCTAAGGAACATAACGTGAAGAACAATAGATTTTGGGAAGTAGTCAAAAGTATGATTGCTAAGGGCATGGTGGTTGAGGCTGATGGGGGGTATCGAAGTCATCCAAACCATCCGAAAGTATCCGAAACCATCCGAATCGGATGAATTAGGATGCATCCGAATCATCATCCGAATCATCCGAAGTCATCCGAAACCATCCGGGTTCCCACCTCGGCAATCATCCGAATCCTTCCTCCTGGGTATATATACCCAGGATGGTTCGGATGCCGGATGGGCCGGATGGACCAGGATGGCGGGAAATGGGGAAAGCGGGAAACAGGGCATGGTAATGATTGAAGTTTGCCTGTCGTTGAAGATTGTGTCTGTTGCGAACTTAAGGTTGCATTGGGCAGTTAAGGCTAAGTTGGCGAAAAAGCACCGGCAAGGCGCGTTTAATGCACTGGCTGGTTTGGCTGCACCACCAGCACCGCCTTGCACCATTGTGCTCACCAGGGTGGCGCCCAGGCCGTTAGATGGGGATAACCTGCAGTCGGCGTTTAAAGCAGTCAGGGATGGCGTCGCTGATTGGCTTGGCGTTGATGATGGCCATAAGCAAATAGACTGGCAGTATTTCCAGCGACCTGGTGGTGTTAAGGTTTACCAAGTTGAGATTGAGGTGATAGCATGACAACTGGCAAAGCAGTTGCCAACCTTTGGGGGAAAGCAGAAGTGCAAGTACCCTGTTTTTTTAAAGGTAAGTAAAAGTGGATCAAAGTTCAATGCAAATGGTTGAAACCAAAAATAAAGGCGGTCGGCCTATGGTCTATCCACCAGACAGCCATGTCTGGCAACAAATCATTGATGACATCTCAGAAGGCAAGAGTTTGAGCAGCTCGCTCCGCGCCGAAGGAATGCCGTCGTATCGTGCGGTTCTATACAAAATCAAAAACAACCACGAATTTCGCGCAGCTTACGATCAAGCCATTGGCGACCGTGCCGATAAGCTCGCCGAGGAAATCATTGAGTTGGCTGATGCCCAGATGCCCGAAGGTTTGGAGGGCGCTATGGCCAGCGCCTGGGTTCAGCAGAAAAGAGTCCAGGTTGATGCTCGCAAATGGGTGGCTTCTAAGCTCAAGCCAAAGGTCTATGGCGACCGTCTTGATGTCAGCGTTACCGACACCAGGATCAGCGTGCTTGATGCCCTCAAAGAGGCTAAACAGCGCGTCATTACCGATCAGACCAACGTGGTTGACGTTGAGGTAAAAGATAAATTGGGGACAGATTAGGCTGGGTTATGCGCTTTTTGCATAGATTGTGCGCAACTACGCGCACGCACTCCCCAAAAAAGCAAAGTGAATGCTTACGTCTGTTTCTACTACGTACAGTGTCCATTATGTTAAGTTATTTTCCAGTTGCGCACAGGTTATACAGACTGATGCGCGGTTTGGGCAGTTATCCACAGTTTCAAATGAACAACTAGGGTCTGGTCCTGTGGATAAGTGCCGGCCAGGCGCCCATGGCCGCTGCCCCGCCGCGGTGGGGGGCCGGGTAGGGCCGGCGGCGAAGGGTCACAGGAACGGTGCATTCACGAACATTTTTATTTTTATTTTTAAAAAAATCAATTACCATCGCCCAATGCCAACGAACCACTAACGATCATGGCCACTAGCTTTAACTTCCTGGCGCCGCCAAACCAAAACGAGCTTGGAGCTGCGTTTGGTTACTATCCGCAGGTCAGGCGCAACAGGATGTACCAAGACCCGCAGGCATCGCTCGAGATGCCACTGCAGGCACTCAGAGGCAGGCTTGCAGCAACCGCTGGTATGCCGTCAGACATAGCCAATATAGTGCGCAGCCCAATGCCCATGGAGATGTTTGGCCAGGTGGACTATGGACCGCAGCCCCAGGTGCCGTATGGTTCACAAGAGCTACTCAAAACTCTCCCTTTGGCGCCCCAGGGTCCGGCCCAGCAGGCGGCGTCCCAGCTTGGTGCTTTGGCGCCTATGACACCGGCTGAAGCGCTGCAGGCAGCCAGGTTAGTTAGGCAGGCTGCGTTGGCTGGGGGTGCAACTGTTAAGCAGGCCGGACGTTTGGCGGGTGAGGAGTTGAATGCGGCGATGATGGGAGAAAGGCCGGGCACGTTGCTTGGCGCGATAACGCCGCAGCCTATGTTTGCGGTCCCGCCTGGTGGCCGTAGCGGGTTTGGAGCTTTTGACCCGCGGTATGACCCCAGGGTCCAAGAGCAGGCCAGGCTGCAAGCAATGACCCGTGATATTCAGTTAAACCCAAATGTGGTAACTGCGCCAACGGTGTCATTGGATCAGTTTGCTGGCAGGCCGTTTATTACGAGCATGGCTGACCGCACCGCGGCTGGCGGTAATTTAACTGGCATTGACAACGTAAAATTTAACAGGCCGGTTGAGTTGTTGGGCGGGCAAGATTATATGTTTAACAATCCTGGCCAGGTTTGGGCATCTGCGCAAGGGCCGGTTAGAAAGATTATGGAAAACGCTGCGGAGATTAAGCAGGCGACGGGACAAAATCCGATTTATTTGCCTTGGCGCATGGCGCCAACTGGTGGGGATTTTGCGGCTATGACGGGCGAAACCATGTTGGCCTACGCTGACAGCGCGATGAATAAGGGCCAAAAAAGAAGTTTGGACAGATCGATTAAGAAGTTTATTCCTGAGTGGTCTGGTGTATCTGACCCGACAAGTGTTCAACAGTTTAGGGATGCGCCGGACAAAACGCGCAAGGCCATTAAACAGATGATGGACGTAGATTTTAGAGATACTGGCGGTTTAAATATTGGCGGTGCCAGGTTGGCGGTTTCTGACCCTGCGCAGTTGGCTGCGCAAGAAGGCGGTGTGCAAAATATTGGCGAGATATTTGCTGGCACTCCTATGGTGATGCAATCTGGCCACCCGTCATATCCGCGGGGCGTGCCTGGTCAGGGGTTGGGCACTTTGGCTGAAAACCGCAATATTTTTGAATTGTTGCCAGAAGTGGCAAAGGCCAGGGGAATACCAGACCCAACAAACCCAAGGCAGACCGATTTAAGGGCTTTGCAGATGAAGCCTTATTCTGGTGTGATTACCAATGAGCTGCTCAAGCGTCTTGGCTACTAAACAAAAATTTTGGATCAAAAGTGCTGGCCAACTTTTCGCCATATCGATCAGTCAAGAATGCTTTGACCGACTCTTCGGTCACAAATTTGACGCCGGTGACGACGCAGCGCGTTTCATGCAGGCCAAGAGCCTCGAGCATTTTGGCTGGCATTTTGGTGTCGGTGTTGACAATAGGTGATAATTTCATGTCCCGATTCTATCAGATAGCTAGATAAATGCAAACCACGATTTACAAACCCGAAGATGAGCAGGAGTTGATGGCGACTCTGTGGAGCCCGGCAATTGCTGATGATCCAGAGGCGTTTGTTTTGTTTGCATTCCCTTGGGGTAAGGAGAACACGCCCCTGCAGCACTTTGCCGGCCCACGCAAGTGGCAGCGCGAGGTGTTGCGCGAGATCGCCCAGCACGTTAAGCGCCAAAAGGGGTTGATTAACTTTGAGACTTTGCGCCACGCCATATCGTCTGGCCGAGGCATTGGCAAATCAGCCTTAGTCAGTTGGCTTACCATCTGGATGTTGTCGACTCGCATTGGGTCAACGACCATCATTTCGGCCAACAGCGAGGCCCAGTTGCGAGCTGTGACTTGGGCTGAGATTACCAAATGGTTGGCCATGACTATTAATAGTCACTGGTTTGAGGTTTCGGCCACCAAGGTTGCGCCGGCTGGTTGGCTGACTGAGCTGGTGGAGAAGGACTTGCGCAAGGGCACCCGGTATTGGGCGGTTGAGGGCAGGCTTTGGTCAGCAGAAAACCCAGATTCTTATGCCGGGGTCCACAACCATGACGGGGTGCTAGTCATCTTTGATGAGGCGTCTGGTATTGATGATGCGATTTGGTCTGTGACCGCGGGCTTTTTTACTGAGAACACGCCAAATCGCCTTTGGTTGGCTTTTTCCAACCCCCGGCGAAATACTGGGTACTTTTACGAGTGTTTTAACAGCAAGCGGGACTTTTGGACCAGCAAGGTGGTGGACGCCAGGACGGTTGAGGGCACTGATAAGGCGGTGTACCAAAACATCATTGATGAGTATGGGCCGGACTCGAGCCAGGCGCACGTTGAGGTGTATGGCATGTTCCCCTCGGAAGGGGATGACCAGTTTATTTCGTCCAATATTGTGGATGATGCGATGAAAAGGGATAAGTACAAGGATCAGTCGGCGCCAATCATCATTGGGGTTGACCCTGCACGCTTTGGAGCTGATGCTACGGTGATCGCTGTGCGCCAGGGACGCGATATTGTCAAGATTATTCGCCACCGGGGCGATGACACCATGACGGTGGTGGGGTATGTGATCGAAGCGATTGAGGAATTTAAGCCTGCGCTGGTTGTGATCGACGAAGGCGGGCTGGGCGCGGGTATTGTGGATAGGTTGAAAGAGCAGCGGTACAAGGTCAAGGGCATAAACTTTGGAAATAAAGCCAAAAACCCAATCATGTACGGTAATATGCGTGCGCAGATGTGGGGAGATATGCGAGAATGGCTGAAATCTGCTAGTATCCCTAGCGACAGGTTCTTGAAGACGGACTTGATTTCGCCTATGATGAAGCCTGATTCACGTGGAACGATCTTCTTGGAAAGCAAAAAAGAAATGAAAGCTCGCGGTCTTGCCTCGCCCGACGCTGCTGACGCTATCTGCGTCACATTTGCCTTTCCAGTGGCACATCGTGAGTATGCCGAACCCAAGCGCACCGCCAGAAGCTACGGTAGCGCAGTGTCAACTGGATGGATGGGCGCATGAAAAAGAAGGGTGTATCTCTAAGCGTAGGACGCGGCGAGAAGTTGCCGGTGTCCAAGGGCGCAGGTCTGACTGAGAAGGGCCGCGCTAAGTACAACGCCGCTACGGGCTCCAACCTTAAGGCGCCAGCACCCAACCCTAAGACCAAGGCAGACCAAGGCCGCAAAGATTCATTTTGTGCAAGGATGGGCGCCGTAGCAGCCAACGCCAAAGATGGCGAACGCGCTAAAGCAGCTCTTAAACGATGGAAGTGTTGATATGGCCACCAAACCTGGGCTTTACGCTAACATTCACGCCAAGCAAGAACGCATTGCAGCCGGCAGTAAAGAGAAGATGAGGAAACCTGGCTCGCCTGGTGCTCCAACTGCCAAGGCTTTTAAACAGTCGGCCAAAACTGCAAAGAAGAAGTAACATGCCGCTTGTTAAATCAAAGTCTCCCGAAGCATTCCGCAAGAACGTCAAGGCTGAAATCAAGGCGGGCAAACCCGTCAAGCAAGCCGTGGCCATTGCATATGCAGTCAAACGTGCAGCCCCGAAAGGAAAGAAATGAAGACTCTTGCCCCCATTGCCAAGTTAAACAGCCGTGAGCCCAAAATATCTGGCGGCGGTATGCCTGACCGCAACAAAGAGACCCGTTCACCCACTGCCAACTGCAATGCCACGATTCCATCAGGCAACAATGTCAAGGCAACGGTGGACAAAGTCCTTAACAAGATCAAATAATGGCAGACTTCACAGGCATTGCGGCTGCTGGCGCAGTGGCCGAAGGCGGTAAACCAAAAAAGAGCGCGTCTGACATCCTGGCCACAGCCCGTGCCAGGCTAGATATGGCGGTGTCTGCGCTTGCCGAAAGCCGCGAGGATGAGATTGACGACCTGCGCTTTTACGCCGGCTCGCCCGACAACCACTGGCAATGGCCCGCCGATGTGCTGGCCACCCGTGGTGCGGTGCAGGGTCAAACGATCAACGCCCGCCCGTGTCTGACGATTAACAAGCTGCCCCAGCATGTGCGCCAAGTCACCAACGACCAGCGCCAGAACCGGCCTGGGGCCAAGGTCATCCCGGTGGACGACAACGCCGACGTGGAAGTGGCCGACATCTTCAACGGCATGATTCGGCACATTGAGTACATCAGCGACGCCGATGTGGCCTACGATACCGCCTGCGAAAACCAAGTTTCTTATGGCGAAGGTTACCTTCGCTTGCTGACTGAGTATTGCGAAGACAACACTTTTGACCAAGACATCAAGATTGGCCGTGTGCGCAACTCTTTTTCGGTCTACATGGACCCAACCATTCAAGACCCGACCGGTGCGGATGCCAAGTATTGTTTTGTCACTGAAGACTTGACCAAGGCCGAGTTTGAGCGGATGTACCCAGACGCTTCTCCCATCACCACCTTGCAATCGCTGGGTGTGGGCGATCAGTCGATCAGCAACTGGCTCAATGAAGACACGATCCGCATCGCGGATTACTACTACATTGACTTTGACCGCACGACGCTGAACCTGTACCCCGGCAACGCCACGGCGTTTGAAGGTACGCCAGAAGACAAGCAACTGCGGGCAATCTACGGCAAGCCCAAGAAGTCACGCGAGTCTGACCGCCCAAAAGTCAAATACTGCAAGATCAACGGATACGAAATCCTTGAAGAACGCGAGTGGGCGGGCAAATACATTCCCGTGATTCGCATCGTGGGCAACGAATTTGAGGTTGACGGTCGCTTGTACGTGTCGGGCCTGGTGCGCAACGCCAAAGACGCCCAACGCATGTACAACTATTGGGTCTCCCAAGAGGCCGAGATGCTGGCCTTGGCCCCCAAAGCGCCGTTTATTGGCTACGGTGGCCAGTTTGAAGGGTATGAGACCCAGTGGAAAACCGCCAACACGCAGAATTGGCCGTATTTGGAGGTCAATCCAGACGTTACAGACGGCCAAGGCGGCATGTTGCCACTACCCCAGCGGGCCCAGCCACCAATGGCTTCCAGCGGCCTATTGCAGGCCAAGGCAGGCGCGTCTGAAGACATCAAGAGCACCACAGGGCAGTACAACGCATCTTTGGGCATGGGCTCCAACGAACGCAGCGGCAAAGCCATTCTTGCGCGCCAGCGCGAGGGCGATGTAGGCACCTACCACTACGGCGACAACCTGGCTCGCGGTGTGCGCCATGTGGCCCGCCAACTGGTGGACTTGATCCCCAAGATTTACGACACCCAGCGCATCGCTCGCATCATCGGTGAAGATGGCGAGACCAAGATGATCAAGATCAACCCCGAGCAAGAGCAGCCGGTCAACAAGATCATGGATGAGCGCGGGATTGTGATCGAGAAAATCTACAACCCCGGCGTTGGCAAATACGACGTGGTAGCAATCACTGGCCCAGGCTACGCGACCAAACGTCAAGAGGCACTGGAAGCAATGGCACAACTGTTGCAAGGCAATCCTCAACTGTGGGCTGTGGCCGGTGACCTGTTTGTCAAGAATATGGATTGGCCAGGCGCCCAAGAAATGTCCAAGCGCTTTGCCAAGACCATTGATCCCAAGTTCATGTCAGACGGCGAAGACAATCCAGCATTGCAGGCCGCACAGCAACAGATGCAGGCAATGGGCCAAGAGATGGAGCAGATGCACCAGATGATCCAGAATGTTGGCAAATCCATTGAAGCGCAAGACATGGAGCGCAAGGACTTTGAGGCCCAAGTCAAGGCATACGAGGCTGAAACCAAGCGCTTGGCCCAAGTGCAAGCAAGCATGTCACCAGAGCAAATTCAAGATATAGTCTTGGGTACGGTGCATGGCATGATCACATCAGGCGACTTGGTGAATGAAATGCCTGGCCGTGAGCAGAATGAGATGATGCCTCAACAGGGGATGATGCCCGAACAACAAGGGATGCCACAATGAAAGCGTGCGATTTTCTAGGTCTATTGTTTTTGGCGCGGGACGTAGCGCATTCAGTGCATCTGAACACCCGCAGCTACAGCAAACATGTGGCGCTCAACATCTTCTACGACCGAATCATTGGCGCGGCTGACGACTTTGCGGAAGCCTATCAAGGCCGGCATGGCTTGATGGGGCCAATTACTTTGCATTCGGCAAAGAAGACGGCTAACATCATTGAGTTTTTGGAAGACTCGTTGAAAGAAATTGAAGACTGCCGGTATGAAGTGGCTGACAAATCCGACTCATCTTTGCAGCAACTCATTGACAACATCATTGAGATTTATCTTCGCACTCTGTACAAACTCCGCTTTTTGGCATAAGGACGCATCATGGAACTTTTGAACCCGTTGGCCGATACCAATTTCCCTGCCAGGTCTATTTCTTACACTGGCACCGCCGGCGTAACGGGTGTATGGCCTGCTGGCGCTCAAGGCGTAGTGGTTTGGTCTGACCAAGCCTGCTATGTGTTGGTTGGTGAAGGCGTCACTGCCACGACGGCCAGCACACCGATTCCACCATTTACACCGATCCCATTCAAAGTGCCTGCTAATGTTAGCGGTGCATGGCGTGTGAGTGCAATTCAAGTGTCTACTGGCGGCACAATATATTGCAAACCAATTAACATCCAATGAGTTTTTTTGGAATACCCATTCGCAACGGGGTCTCAATTGGCCTTGGAAGCATTATTTCGTTTTTGTCGGGATACGCGGATGCGACTGTGCAAGGTAATCTTTTAACTGAAATTGGTGACAACCTCGTCCAAGAGGACGGTGGTTTGATTCTTTTGGAGTGACATAAATGGCCGTCTTTCTCTCCCCTGTGGGCGGCGCTGCGGCCCAGTTCTTCACCAACAGCGGTGTAATTCTGTCTGGCGGTAAGCTGTACACCTATTTGGCTGGTACGACTACACCTACACCAACATACACAACTAGCGCAGGAAATGTTGCCCGCACTAACCCTATTATTTTAGATGCTGCTGGGCGTGTTCCTGGCGGTGGTGAAATTTGGCTGACTCAAAATGTTATTTACAAGTTTTTATTGAAAGACTCTGCTGACGTTTTAATTGCAACTTACGATAATGTAAGCGGCATTAATGACGTAGATGCCCAACAAGTAACGTATACGGCACCGTTCGCTAATTCTGTAACAACAAATGTTGAGGCTAAACTATCACAATACGTTAGCCCTACGGATTTTGGTGCGGTTGGTAACGGCGTCACTAACGACACAGCGGCGATTGCATCTGCTATATCAAACAAAAAGTCAGGCGGCGTCAACGTTGTAAGCGCGTCTGCTTATGACTATGGTTTGCTAAACGCAGGTTTTGTAAACGTAAACACCGAGAATGAAGCCACCATTGGAACAAACGAAATTTTGTCCAACGGCACGTTTACAGGCAGCGCAACTGGTTGGACGCTCTCCAACTTTACATACAGTGCGAATACCATCACTCATGTTGCGGGAACAGTTGGTACAGCCACTCAATCAATTGTTGTTAAGCCATTTCGTACTTATCTGGCGACAGTCACACTGACGACCTCCACGTTTGGAACAGTTGACATATTGGTCAACGGTACTTCCTATTTGGAAAGCGGGTATCAGTATGCTGTTGGATCAACATCAAATCAATTTGCTCTTTTAATACCCGATACAGGTTCTGTAAATTTTCAAATTGCTTGCGACACTGCGTGGGCAGGTTCAATTGACTCCATAAGTTTGATTGAAGTTGCTAGCGAATGGCAACCAAACACAATTTGGGCGGCTACTGACGACACTCAACTTCGCATTCCGCAAGGCATTAAGTTTGGCAGGTACAACGCCGGGAACATTTCGATAGGCGACCGTCAAACGATGGCGCTTATACAAAACGCCGGTGTTTGGAACGTAGCTGTTGGCGCCCGTGCATTGGCTACAAATCAAACAGGCTTTGAAAACACTGCGCTTGGAACGTTTGCGCTGCAATATGCAACGACTTCAAGAAACACCGCCGTTGGCTATTCGGCGCTCAAGTATTTGAGTACTGGTGAGCAAAACACCGGCATTGGTTTTAAGAGTTTTGCGGCTACCGCAGGTGGTTCACGCAACACTGGTGTTGGGCATCATTCCGGCTTAGGTAATGTTTCCGGTTCCGGCAACACAATGGTTGGTTGGCAAACCGGATACCAGTGCAAGATCGCAAATAGCAATACATTTGTTGGAGATCAAGTTGGCATGGCGCACACAGGAAGCGCCAACACAATGATTGGTGCTCTTGCTGGCCTGCTAAACAGTAACGTAAATATTCTGTATTCATATGAAGGAACCACAAGCATTGGAACCAGCACAAAAGTGTATGGTGACAGCGGTGTTGCCTTGGGGTATTTGGCAAGAACCGGCGCAGACGGGGCGCCAGTGCTTGGATCCATTGCAATCGGGCGGGACGCTATCGCGCAAACGGAGGAATCTGTTGCAATCGGCTATACGGCAAGTGCCACTGGCGGTTTTCGTGGTGTTGTTGTTGGGGCGAAGGCTGCTTCAACTTCAAGCGACCGAGGTACTGCTGTTGGTTGGAGCGCAAAAGCTCAAGGCCAATATGCAACAGCGATTGGTGGGTCTGCTGGCACGCAGATGTCTGGCAACGAAAACACGTTCCTCGGCACTTCTGCTGGCAACATCACCACCAACAGCTACACCAACTGCACACTGGTTGGTTTCGCTACTGATGTAACTGGCACCAATCAGGTGCAGCTTGGCGACTCGCGCACCACTACTTACGCATACGGCGCCGTCCAAAATCGTTCCGATGCCAGAGACAAGGCCGATGTTCAACCAACAGTTCTTGGTTTGGACTTTATTCTTTCGCTGCGTCCTGTGGACTTCAAATGGGACTATCGAGACTCGTACCGAGAGGTCGACAATGACGGCAACGTCACAATCCTGCCGAAAGACGGCTCTCGCAAACGTGCTCGTTTCCACCACGGCCTAATTGCGCAAGAGGTCAAAGCAGCTTGCGATGCTGCTGGTGTTGATTTCGGTGGATACCAAGACCACAGTGTCAAAGGTGGTGATGACGTGCTGTCAATCGGATACGAAGAACTTATCGCGCCACTGATCAAAGCAGTCCAACAACTCTCTGCGGAAGTTGCTGACTTGAAATCGAAAATTTAATTTGGAGGCCCGCATGGCTGATTTAAAAATTTCTCAACTGACCTCGGCAACAACGCCCCTAGCAGGCACGGAGTTGGTAGCAATTGTGCAAAGCAGCACAACCAAAAAAGTAGCTGTCTCAGCATTTTCTGCGTATGGCCCTGCTTTTAGGGCAGAGAACGCGTCTAATCAAGTTTTAAATAATGGAGCTTGGACAAAAGTCACTCTTGATACTGAAACATTTGATACCAACAGCAACTTCGCATCAAGTAGATTTACGCCTACCGTGGCCGGATACTACCAATTCAATGGTCAAGGCCAAGTTAACACCACTTCACCGATTGGATTGAGGTTTTACAAAAACGGCTCTGTTTATGGTGGATACAGCGTAAGTGGCTCACTTGCTGGCGCTCTTTATGGCAACGGTACATTGTCGGATTTGATCTACATGAATGGTACAACTGACTATTTGGAGTTGTATGCCATTCAGATTTCTGGTGGATCAACATTCTTAAATAGTGGAACTGGTTCTTTTTCTGGCGCATTTGTGCGAGGTGCATGATGACTCTCTACGAAAAAATCAAAAAACTTTATCCTGGCATTAAGGACACAGACTTTTTGACTGTGATCACTTTGCAAAATGATTCTGATGGAGGCGATGATTACATTGCAGATTGGAAACACCCCACCATTCCCAAACCAGCAGAACAACAGCTTGACAGCATAGAATAGTTGCTTGACAAGCGCCTTCTTAGCGCATAATCTGAGAACTGTATCGGCCCAGTAGACCGAGGAATCTTAGGATTCAGAAAACATGACTGAAGAAGTCCAAGCCCTAGCGGAAGTAGACTCCGCGCCAACCACGGATGTGACGGCCACACCTGAAGTT